AGCTGGCTGGCCCCGGTGAACGCCGTCGGGGCTGATGACTGGCTGACGAGCGCCAGCTGCTGGGTCATCAGGCCCTTGGGGTAGGCGTTGGACTGGCTGTCCGTGCCCGCCGCGCCGGCGATGCTGTTGGCCAGGTGCCCGGTCGCGGGCGCGGACCCGTCGTAGGCCAAAAACTCGCCGGCCGCGTTCGTCGCGATGTAGGTGTTGGCGGCGATGTTGGTGGCGTCGACGAACCCGGCGTACACCTGCCCGGCGGCGATCAGCGACGCGGTGAGCGTGCCCGTGGCGATGTTCGCCGCGACGATCGTCGCCGCCTGGATCGTCGCGCTGGCGTCGAATTTGAACGGCGCCCAGCTGCTGCCGTTCCACTGGCTGATCAGCCCGGTCGCCGACGCGATCCAGATGTCGTTCGTGTCGGGGTTCGCGGGCGCGGACGCGCTGATGGTGATGCGGTTCCCGCCGAGCGTCTTGACGGTGATGCCCTGGTTGAGCATCGACGGGGTGATGAACCCGTTGGCGATGATGCCGCCGAGGCCGCCCGCGCCGGGCGCCGTCGACGTGACCGCCCCGGATCCGGGGATCTGCGCGGTCTGCACCGTGCCGGGACTGAAGCCGGTTTCGTACGGAGTTTCCGGCACGCAGTTGTAGCTGAGCGTCCACTCTTTCGGCGTGCCGCGGATCGTCTCGGTATACCCGACGGCGAGCTGCTTGACGGTGGACGCGGACAGGAACGCGGGCGGGTTGGTGATCTGCACGTAGTCGCCGGGCCGCAGTCCGGGGATCGCGGCGAACAGGGACGCGAGCGACGCTTTGGCCATCTTGACGGTGACGACGGGGAGCCGGATCTCATCGACGGACCCGACGTTGAGCAGCCAGTTGGCTATCGCGGCGATCTGCGTGTCGGACGCGGCGTTCACGGTCCGCGCGTAGGCGTACCCGTTGCCTATCCCCGAGGGCGGATTGACGATCGACATCGCCCCGGCCGTCAGGATGGCCTGCTGCGAATACCCGGTGGACTGGTTGACGACGACGATATTGTTCCTGGTCAGCTGGTCGTCGAACGCGGTGGTAAGGCTCGGGTCGATGGTCGCCGCGGTGTAGCTGATCGTCGCGGCGGCCGCCTGGTTGGCCATGCTCGTGAGGCTGCGGTAACCCAGGCCGAACTGTGTCCGCGACTCGAAGAGCAGCCCCATGTCCACGTCCTCGACGGACTGCAGCACATTGGTCAGCGTGTCGTCGACCTGCGGGCCCATCGCCGCGGTCGTGCTGGCGGTGCCGATCGTCTCCGCGGCGATGCCCATCTCGCCGCACACCCTGGTAAACCGGTCCATCGCGAACTCGCCGACATAGCCGCCGAGGGCGTAGGCGGCGGGGACCATCAGCGGCACGGCGCCGTAGGTCACGCTCAGATGGCCCACGGCCGTGTCCATCAGGACGTTGGCCCGGCCGAACACGACCGTGGAGACCGCGCCGACAGAGGCCGTGGTCACCGTGCCGGTCATCGACTCGGTGATCCCCGCCGCGCCCGGCGTGATGATCCTGAACGCGAAGGCGACGTTCCCGCCGGACGGGGTGAGCTCGCACGACGCCAGGACGGGCAGGCCCTTGACGTTCGTGGTCGTCGTCCCGCTGGCGACCACGGTCCCGCCGGAGTTCCGCAGCTGCATCAGCAGCGTGCCCGTGGCGTTGAGGTAGATTTCAAATTTCGCGATGGTGCCGGCGCTGTTGACCTCTACGAGGTTCCAGTTGGTGGTGCCGCTGGCCGAGTCGCCCGCCTTGGGCACGGAGATCAGGAACCGGGTCACGTTGTTCGTGGCGGTGCCGCCGGCGGGGACGGTGGCGGTGATCTTCGCGGCGTTGAGCTGCGGGACCCCGTCGGACCCCTTGAAGTCGGTGCACGCGGCGAGCGACAGCCCGGCCTGCCCGGCTACGAACGACTGCACGGCGTTCGCGGTCCCCGCGACCGAGTCGAACGAGACGAGCTGCCCGGAGCCGGTGCCGTCTTCCATCGGCCAGTACGCCCGGGGCGCGGACGTGCCGGTCAGGGTGAGGCTGTTATACCGCGTGAACGCGGAGCCGAGCGAGGTCTGCAGCTGCGACATGCGCCGCCAGATCCCGTTCGCGGTGATGTCAACATAGACGTCCCGGCCCGACACCGACCACGCGGGCGGCCACTCGGCGACTTCGCCGAAAAACCTGAATCCGCTGTAGGCCACCGCCGTGACCGACGTGGCGTTGACGCTGACGCGTATTTGCGTATTGCGAACTATATTCGGAAAATAGGCCCCGGCAGCTAGTTTCGGCGTAAATCTTCCATCGTTCGCCAAGGTCAATTTGAGGGTCGCGGCCTGCAGCGTGGAGGTCCAGTCGGTGCGGCCCATGCCCGAGATCTGAATAGGATTCCGCAACCGGACATATTGAGTTATATCGGTCCACACGCCGCCGGAGACGATGCTCAGCAGCTCGACTTTGACACCGAGGCTATTGGAGCCGGCGCCCGGGAACGTGGCCACCGACACCTCCCCTAATCACGGTATAATTGCAGGTAGAAACACAAGCGGACCCGGCGGTGTAGTCAGCACCGTGACCCGGGTCCTGACCGAGAGGAAGTCTCGGCTGTGAGCAATCCTGCCACCGGGCCGTGCGCCGTATGCGGCCAGCCGTCCGTCTCCAAGTACGGCGTGTGCCGCCGCACGATCGAATGCAGGCGAGAGGCGCAGCGCCGGTGGCGCGAGGCCAATCCCGGGCGCGGCCGTAGCTATTACGCCGCTAACCGCGAGGAGATCAACGCGGGGCAGCGCGCACATTACGCCGCTAACCGCGAGGCGGAGCGCGCCCGGGGGCGTACCGAAACCGCACGCGCCGCGGGCCGCCGTCGCTACGCCGCTAACCGCGACCGGAAAATCGAACAGAAACGCGCGTATTACGCTGCTCACCGCGATGAGCTAAACGCTCAGAAACGCGCCGAGCACGCCGCGAATCCAGAGCTGGGGCGTGCCCGGCATCTCTACGAAAACCACGGAATGCGACCCCATGAGTGGGCCGCGATGTACGCGGCGCAAGATGGCTACTGCTACCTGTGCAGCCGGGAACTCGATGTGTCGGGGAGCAGGACGGTTGCGGTTGAACACGACCATAGATGCTGCCCTCAGGGGCGCTCCTGCGCTGCTTGCCGTCGCGGACTCGCGTGCGCAGCCTGCAATAAGGCCATTGGCCTAGCAGGTGACGATCCGGCCCGCCTCAGGCGCATGGCCGATGCGCTAGAAGCCGCCCAGCTGAGAATCAGCCAGCGAGATGCCGCCATAACACTGTTCTAACGCGATCCGTACGCCCGCTGCACATCGCCGCCGCCCCGGATCCGGACGTTCTTCCTGATCCAGCGCTCCAGGTCGTCGCCGCCGTTCCCGCCGACCCATTCGACCTGCAGCTTGCCGCCGCCGCCACCCCGGGCGGGGATTACCTGTTCTGGTCGTCCCGTTCCGTTCCAGGCCATGGTGGCCCCCGGCTTCAGCCAGCCGCCCCGGTCGTAGCTGACCATCCCGCCGCGGGCGGCACCCGTGAACGGGCCCAGCGCCGCCGCCAGCACCGGAGCGATCGAGTTGACGATATCGCCGCCGTATGAATGAGTAACACCCGGCAGCACGGGCCCGGGTACCGCGGCGGGGTGCGCCTTGATGTACGCGTCGGAGTACCCGAGCATCCCGGAGATCGCGGCGACGGTGGCCTTGTCCCGGCCCATCTGCGCTTTCCAGCCGCGCACGTTCTTCGCCAGCGACGGGAGGCTGCCCGCGGCCCGGATCTCCTTGTCGAGGCCGAGCTCGTTGACGCCGAGCATGGTCCGCCACGCCCGCTCGGTGGTCCGCTCCTTGAGCAGGGTGGCCAGGAGCCGGGTCTCCCCGGCCGCGGCGCCCGCCCAGAACTTGTGCTGCCCGGCGGACAGTCCCGGCGCCCCGGCGAGGGTCTTCGCCCGGCCGATCGCGGCGGCCATCTCGGGTATCTGCTCGTTCAGGACCTTCGGCCCTACCGCGAGGGCGTACGGGCCGCCGTGGCGGGTCTGCCACGCCTTCAGGTACGCCGCGCCCTGCCCGGCGACCCCGCCGGACGCGAACCCGGGGACCAGGCCGCCCAGCGCGTAACCGTGACCGGAGCCGATGCCGCCGTAGGCGTTCCGCAGGCCAGGGCCATAATTCGACTGGGCGTACTTGATCGCCGAGTACACGTTGGCCAGCGGGTTAACCGAGACGCCGTACTCGAACGGGCCCACGTTCCGGTACCGGCCGGCGTACGCGGCGAACGTCCCCCGGATGACCTGCATGAGCCCGACCGACGGATGGCCGGCGATCCAGTTCGAATCGGTACGATTCACGATGGTCGGGTTGCCGCCGGACTCGGTCTGCATCTGGTAGAGCACGGCATCGGTGAGCTGAGCGACGTTCGCCCCGGCCAGGCCGAGGGCCTGCTGCACGACGCCGCGCCACTGCTGCACGCCCGCGCCCGGCTTGTAGTTCCCGATGCCGCCTGCGGTGATGGCCTTCCCGGCCTTCTGCGCGGCCGCCATCGCGTTCAGGATCGCCTGCGCGGTGTTCTGCGCGATCGCGGTGTCCGTCGCGTTGATCCGCCCGCCGATCCAGGGCGGCAGCCCGGCCACCTTTCCCGGGCCGTAGGACCCGGCCACGCCGCCCGCGGCGAACCCGGGGATCTGCCCGCGCAGGTGATCCACCGCTCCGGCCCGGACCATATGCGTCGGGACGACCAGCTCGCCCTTGGACGCCCGGATCATCACGTCATCGGCGGTGGGCCCGGTGCCCCGGTTGATGTACAGCCCGGTCGCGGCGCCGGGCGCGGCCCCGATGTTCTGCGGGCCGTGCGCGACACCCGGCGTGATCGACGTCCCCGTCACCGACCATTTCCCGGAGCCGGTGACGTGGATGGGCGTGTTGATGAACTTGATCAGCGACAGCTTGTTCAGGTAGCCGACCAGCGTCCGGACTTCCTGCCAGTACTGCTGATTCTTCGTCTTGGCGGAGTCGAGCACGGGCAGCCCGCCGCGGATCGCGGCGATGGCCGCGTTGGTGCCGTGGCCGCTGGCTATCGCCGACGTCGCCTGCCTGCTCAGGTCCCCGATGTAGGTGTTGGCGGCGCCGAAGGAATCCCTCTGCGCCTGGGTGTGCAGCCCGATCTGGCCCGCGGACGCCCTGAGTTTGTCGTGGAACGTCTGCGCGTCGTTCGCGGAGGTCAGGATGTCGTTGCCGTAGGCCAGCTGCGTCGACACGGCGGCGCTCTGCGCGGTCGCCAGGGCCGTGGTGGCCTTCGCGGACGCCTGCACCCACTGGGCGTAGGACTGCGCTTTCACCGCCGTGGCGGCCAGGCCCGTCCCGGCCTTGCCCGCATTGCCGGGGATGCCGGCCAGCGCCGAGTTGAGCGCCCCGGTCGCCACGCCGCCCGGGTGCATGAAATTGGTGACGTTCGCGACGGCCTTGGACAGGAACCCCAGCAGGCCGACGTTCGTGCCGACGGAGTTGCTGGTCTTGTCGGTGCTCTTGCCGAACGAGGCGATCGACCCGGCCAGCTTCAGGGCGTTGTCCGAGGCTTGCAGGAACCCGGTGGCCAGCGGCTGCAGGTCCTCCAGCAGCGGCGGCAGCACGTGCATCAGGTCGACGAAATTAGCCGTCAGCAGCTTCATGTCGGGCCCGGCGGTGTCCGCCATGAACCCGAAGAACTGCTGCCACGTCCGCGACCTGAACTCGGTGTCGACCTGGCCGAGGAACCCGCCGAGCGCCTTCCCGGTGGCGGCGGCGACGGGCTGGACGTCCTTCAGCAGCCCCCCGGCGAGCTTGATGCCGGCGTTGAAGACGGACAGCACTTCGGGCTGCATCTGCTGCTCGAACTGGTGGTACTGCTTGCCGAGGCCGAGGATGGAGGTGGCCAGGGCCCGCTGCTCCGGGTTGAGCTTGGACATGTTCGCGGCCAGGCCGCCGGTCTTGCCCGCGGCGTCCGCGATCGGCTTGGCGGCCCCCGCGGCGGCGAGGCCGAACCCGGCCAGCCCGGTGCCGAGCGTCGCGATGACGGGGGACAGGACGACCCCGGCCGCGATGGCCGCGCCCATCCCGCCGCCGGGGATCCCGCCCGCGCCGGCGAGGCTGCCGAACCCGGCCCCGGCCTTCGCCGCGGTCTTGGACGAATCCTGCATCGAGTCGTCGAGGCGGCGGATGGCAGCGTCGGCGAGGACGGCCCGGGCCGCGACCCGGTCTTCGGCGTCGCCGGTCTGCCGCAGGGCGCTGGCCAGGAGCTTCGACTCGGCAGCGGTGCGGTCTTCCTTGCTGCCGAGCTTCTCGATGGCGTCGGCAAGGACCCTGGCACCCTTGGCGGCCAGGACGGTATTGTCCCCGACTTTCCTGAATCCGGCGGCGGTACTGTCGGCGCCCCGGGTCAGGAAATCAAACGTGATATTTTGCCCGGCCACGTCTCACCCGCCTCCCGCCGTTTGCTTTCTTGTACGAAAGAGGTGCAGGTTCGATGAGGAACCGAAGGAGAAGCCATGAACAGAACCAGGATCATCGTCATCGTCCGCATCGCGGCACTGGCCGTTGCCGTAGTCGCGGCGGGGGTCCTGTCGCTGGTCGCGGTGGACATGCTTGCCCTGGCCGGGCTGTGGCCGTCCTGGTAACTCCCCGCCGGGGGCCTCGAGATAGTCCAGCAGTGCCTCGAAGTCGGCCACGCTCAGTCTGCCGATCTCCCACGGCCTGATCCCGAGCCTCTCCGCGAAGACCCCGATGTAGCGGTCCCGGTCCCAGGTGTGCCAGCCGGGTCCGGGGGCACCGTAGGGTCCGCCTCGGCCGCCGCCTCGGGCACGTCGAAGACGGACTGCAGCATCTCGCCCAGGTCGAAATCGACCTTCCCGCTGGCGATGTCGGCGTACGGGATATCGCGGCCCTCCCGCCGCCAGATGACCCACGCGAGCACGCTGTACGCCTTAGCCGACACTGCCGCCAGGTCCTGCTGCCACTGGGCGTACCGCGCCCCGTAGACCTCCTCGATCGCGAGCGCCTCCGACATGGGCTGCTTCTGCGCGTCGTAATCGAACGTCTCGCCGTCGATGACTATCTTGGCCACTAGGCTCCCTTGACTGCTCTGTCGGCGACGCCTTCCAGCGCCTTCCCGATCGCCTCGCGGACCCGCGGACCCGCGGCCTCGGCGGGGCCGGAGAACCAGCCGGGCTGGACCTCCTGCCGGTACCAGTGCTCACGGTCACCCCAGAGGGGATGGTGAAGCTCGCCGGCGTCCAGGCTGCGCAGCTTCCGGGCCTTGCTCCTGGCCTGCCCGGTGATGGCCACGCCCGGGTCGCGTTCGTTGGTGCGGACGTTGACGCCGAGCCGCAGGTCCGCGTCGAGGGCCGCCGCGTACGGGTCGGGCAGGTGCGGTTTGAGGCCCTCGACGATCTCGCCCTGCACCGGGACGACAGCGTCGCGCATCGCCCGGGTGACTTCCCGGAGCAGTTCCGTGTCGCCGGCGCGGCGCAGCCGGAACGCGAGCGCCTCCAGCTCCGCCGCCGCGTCCGCGAGACCGGCCATCAGGTGTTGATGCCGCCCCACTGGGTGTACCGGACCACGGGGCCGGCCGCGGCCCAGGTGGCTTTGAAGTTCACCGGACCCGAGACGGAACCGTCCGCGCTGAAGTCGACAAGCACGGTGCCGTAGAAGTAGGACGAAGGGTCGTTGGTTGCGTCCCAGTAGAGGTACATGTTCCGGCTCAGTCCGTCTGAGGCGGCGACGTAGGTCTGGCTGGTGCCGGCATCTAGAAATCCGCTGAAGTCCCCGGAGGCATCGCTTAGCCCTCCGACATATGTCTTGTTAGCGTCACCGAACGCAGTCACTTCGTCACGGTCCGAAGCCTTATTAATAGACCAGTTGGCCTGGAACGGTATCGGGATCGCGACGCTGCCGCTGGTCAGGCCCAGGTAGATCTGCCCGTTCCGGCCGTGCCGCCTGCTGGATGGCATCTGTTGTCTCCCCTACATGTTGACGGGCTGCCGGTCGAGCAACCGGAGCAGCTGCTTGGCGTGCTCGGTGAACGTGCGGCCCGCGATCGCAGCGCGGGCTTTCAGCGCCGCCTCGGCGCGTTCGGCGGGGTGGGCGAGCGCCCACCGGATGAGGTCCCCGGCTTCGTCCGGGCTGCTGAAGGCGGGCAGCATCGGGAACAGCTCGTCGGATTCCGGCCGCGGGTCCCGCGCGAACCACAGCCCGGACGCGGCCATCTCGATCTCCCGGGGTCCGACGGCCCACCCTTCGCCTTCGTGGCCGTCTTCGGCTTCGCGCCGGTAGAAGTTGATCCCGGTCCGGGCCCGCCGGTAGATCCCGGCGACCTCGGGGTTGTCGACGCAGTCACCGGTGTCGTCGGTGATGGCCGTCCAGTCGCGCAGCGGGGAGTCCTCGGGGAGGTCCATCCACAGGCCGCCCAGCCGGACGTTCAGCCCGGCCAGGTCCATCTGGTCGAAGAACCGGACGCGGCTGGGGAACCCGGTCCCGACGAACGCGAAGTCGTATTCCGGCTCGGCGCCGAACGGCGGCGGGTAGTGGACCGTCTCCCGGTACGCCTGGGGCATGTACTCGGCGGGGCCGACCTGCCGGTAGGCGTCGATGTTGACCGGGTCGTTAAGGAGGCTCAGGTCCGCGTACTCCGCGACTTTCAGCTGGTAGTCGTCCTGGTACGGGCTTTCCGTGAAGATCACGATGATCTTGTGGCCGCGGTCGCGGAGGATCTCCAGGAGCCACGGCTGCAGGAAGAACGCGGAGGTGCACAGGATCACGTCGGGCCAGAACCGGTTCGCGGCGGCGAGGATCGGGTCGAGGGCGAGGCGGCTGGCCTGGTCGCGGTCGAGGTATTTCCGCACCTCACGGCAGCCGCACGGCCGGACCTGCCCGGTTTCGGCGAGCGCGTTGTTATAGAACCGCAGGGCCGCGTCGAGCGGGTATTCCTCGACCGTCTCGCCGAGCCCGGTCAGGGCCTCTGACCAGCCGTTGAAAACGTCAGCCACGGACCAGGACGGCCCGGGGTGGATGAGCAGCCAGCGCATTACACTCCAGGGCATGGAAGGTGACGGCTTACGTGGACCCTGTTACCGGGCTGAGCCGGTAGGCGCACAGACCGCTAGGTCCCGGTGAACGCGTCGCAGGCCACGCTGAACGCGACGGTGGCCACGGTCCCGTCCGGGGTCTGCGTCTGCCGCAGCGAGTGCGGGCCCATGTGGGAATCGCCCACCGTCCCGCCGAGCCTGCGGTCCGCCCGGACGGCGGCGCCGCACGCGGCGTGCAGGGCGTAGGCGCGGGTGCGGGCGGCGGCCAGGTCGTTCTGCCCGTTCAGGACCATGGCGGCGCACCGGATCGTGAACAGCTCCCGGTCGTCGGCGTCGCCGAAGACTTCAGGGTTGACGGAGGCGTCGGCGGCGAGCTGGTCGTCGGCCCGGCCGTTCCAGCCGACGAGGACGGCTTCCAGCGCGGCGGAGGCGGCGACCTGGGGGCCGTCGCGGACATCCACCCCGGCGAGGGCGGGGGCGGCGGTGAATGCGGCCAGCAGCGCGGTGATGGCGTCGGGGACCTGCGACGACCAGGCGGCCATCAGGCCATCACCGGGCGGGGCGGTCCCAAAAGCTCTTTGGCTTTGTCCGGAACCGAGAAAAACTCGCCGGGCTGACGCCAGTGCTCCTCGGAGCCGATCACGCCGGACGCGGCCGTGCCCGGACCTCTTTGCGTCTCCCAGAGATGAGCCAGTATGACCAGCGCACCCCGCTTGTAGTGGGCGGGGATTACCTGGTACCCGGCGATGTAGGTGATGTCGGCGAGGCCGGAGACTGGGAGGCCGCCCATGACCTTGACGAGCCCGGACGGGCTGGCCCGCATCTGGGTGACGTCCCAGGTGACCGAGCCGTCCCACGCGACGACGGAGGTCAGGGAGATGACGGGGGCGGACCGGAGCCAGAATTTCTGCTGCCGCCGCCCGTATCCCCACCCGTAGCCGTAGCCGCCCTGGGACCACAGGTCGAGCTCGTCGGTCACGGTGCGGCGGACGATGACCTCGTGCTTGTACAGCTCGGCGGCGCCGGTGGCGGAGGCGATGAAGTCCCGCAGCTCGTCGTCGAACCGGTGGTCGGCGACGTCCATGTTGAGCTGGCCCTTGGCGTCGTTGAGGGACACCATGGCGGGCCAGGGCGTGGGGGCGGCGTCAAACTCGTCGTCCCAGGACGTGACGGGCCCGGTGGTGACGGCGTGGGCGGTGTACCGGCCCGCGATGGTCGTCTGGTAGGCGAGCCGGTACTGCCCGGTAACCGTCGCGTCGGTGATGGCGGGGGTTGCGGTGGTCCCGTCGGGCAGCGTGATCGTGAGGGTGACGGACGCGGCGTGGGTGAGGGCCCCGGTGGCGTCGAGGACGTCGAACGCGATGGGGTACATGCCGCCTGCGCTGATCATGGGTACTGGCCTCCCTCGGCGTGCGGTAGGGACATCTGCCCGGCCGCGGCGTACGCGAGAGCGGGCGTTCCGGCGGCGGCCGCGGCGGGGATGGCCATGGCGGCCTGCCGGGCGGTGCCGTAGACGGGCGGCGGTGGCGGGATGGTGACACCCAGCGCCGCGCCGAGGGCCTGCGCCGCGGCGGCATGGGCGGTGACCGCGAGGGCCGCGGCCGCGTTCTGGGCTGCGCCGGCTCCGGTGGCGAGCCCGGCGGCGGCTGCGCGTGAGGCGCCTTGCGCGGTGCCTGCGGCGGTGGCTGCCGCGGCGCGGACGCCGGTCCCCGGGGTGGCCTGCCCCGCGGCGCCGGTTCCGGTGGCGGCCGCGGCGGGGATGATCGCGGCGAGGGTCAGGCCCGCGTTGAGCGCGGCGCCTGTCCCGGTGGCGAGCCCGGCGGAAGCATTGGTGAACGCGGCCGTGCTGACCGTGGCGTTCAGCGCGGTGCCTGTGCCGGCAGCGGTGCCCGCTGCCGCCCCGATGGCCGCAGCGGGGCTCTGGGCGGTTCCCGCGGCGGCGGCCAGGGTGGCGGCGGCGGTGCCGGACGAGGAGGTGCTGACCGTGGCGTTCAGCGCGGCGCCGGTCCCGGACGCGAGGACCGCCGTGACGGACGCGGCCGTGGTGACGGCGGGGTTCTGCGCCGCGCCGGTCCCGGCGGCCAGGGCGGCAGTGACGCCGGGGGCGGCCGCCGGGTTCTGCGCTGTCCCGGTTCCGGCGGCCAGGACGGCGGTGACCTGTGCCGTGGCGGTGACGGCCGGGTTGAGCGCGGCGCCGGTCCCTGCGGCCAGGGTGGCGGCGGGTGCGGACACCGCCGTTGCGGCCGGGTTCGGTGCCGCCCCGGTCCCCGTGGCCAGGACGGCACTAGCGGTGGTGCCGGCGGCCGTCTGGGCGGTGGCGTTGAGCGCTGCCCCGGTCCCGGACGGCAGGGCCGCGGTGACCGCGGCGGCGGTCGTGACGGCCGGGGACTGCGCGGTGCCGGTCCCGGCGGCGAGGACGGCGGAGACGTTCGTGTTGGTGGTGACCGTCGCGTTCTGCGCCGCGCCGGTGCCGTGCGCCAGCCCGGCCGCGCCGGCCGCCGGGGTCAGGCTGACGTACAGGCCGGCCCAGTTGACGTTCTGGACCGCGCCGGAGGCGGCGGTGCCCTGGTTGGCGTAGATGCGTACGCGCAGCGTGGCCAGCTGGGCGTACGTGACGTTCGTGAAGGTCAGCGAGTCGATGTTGGCGGAGGCCGTGGTTTTCGCGCCGAGTCCGGAGCCGATCAGGGACCCGGACCCGCTGAAGTCCCACAACTCGATCGTCGGGGCGCCCATCAGCGGGCTGGACTGGAACTGGCTGACGGTGACGGTAACCGAGTTGATCGTGTCGCCGGGACTGACGCCCGTCCATGACCCGAAGGCGGACAGTTCCAGCGCGGTGGAGTATTCGGCGATGCGGGACGGGCCGGGCGGGGTGCCGCCGCGCCACCTGAACTCGTTAGGGCCTGTCCGCCCCGGGGGTACCGGTGCGGGCCGCCGGGGAAACCAGACGGGCACCGGCATGGGCTAACCGTCCCTGCTGGCTAGTTGAGCTGCGTGGGCAGCCACTGGGTGCACTGGACGGTGGCGTTCGCCCCGGCGAGGGTGGCCCGCAGCGCGATCCCCTGCGTCTGGGTCGTGTCGACGGTCGCCGTGGTCTCACCGGATATGGCGGGCAGCGGGAACGCGTTGCCGATGCTGGTGCCGGTGGTCAGGGCCTGCGGGTTCGCGGCCAGCGCGGCGCCGGAGGCCAGCAGGCCGTAGAACCCGAACTCGCCCTGGGTGGCGAGCGTCCCGGACGTGGCGACCGCCGTGCACCGGATCAGCGCTTCCAGCTTCCACTGGATGCCGGTCATCGCGGTGGTGCCGGTGCTGATCCCGCCGGTGGTCGCGAGCGTCACGTAGGTGGTACCGGTGTTCCCGATGTTGGACGCCAGGAAGAACGTCAGCGTCGTCGAGGTGGTGGTGGTGGTGACGAACCCGCGTGCTACGACCGCGATCAGCATGCCCGGGTAGAACCCGCCGGCCGGGACGAACGCGTTGTAGTCGGCGGTGTTCGGGGTCGGCCGGGGGCTGATCGTCGCGGTGGTGGCCGTGCTCAGGGCCGTGCCCGCCCCGGACCACACGGTCTGGGCGGGGATCAGGATGTTGCCCCAGTTCTGGTTAGCCAACGCCTCTCCTTGTTGTCAGGGCCCGCCGGACGCGAGCTGCGGGGTTCCCCACGATCCGTACACGCCGCCCAGGTCGGTGCCGGTGCCCGCGTACCGGGGGCCGACTGTCACGGTGCTGGTCACGATCGCCGGGTTCAGGGCCGCGCCGGTCCCGGACGCCAGCCCGGTCGGGATGCCCGACGCGGCGGCCAGGATCTCAACCAGGATCTCGGCGAAGTCGTCGGAGCCGGTCAGCCACGCCATCGTCACCGAGGACCCGGTGGACGGGCTGGTCGCTCCCGCGCTCTGCCCGGCCGCGCCGGTGAAACCCGACCCGCCGATGAACCGCGACGTCGACGGGGCCGTGGCCGAGGTGAACCCGGACCCGGAGCAGCAGAACCCGGCGATGATGTTGCCGCTGGTGTTCGCCGCCAGCGCCGCGGACGGGGTGGTGGTGGGCGCCGGGGTGTTCGCGGTCGCCGGGGTGCCGAACGCGGCCCCGATGGTCTGCCCGGCGCCGGTGAACGACAGCGACCCGCCGGACAGCCCCGCCGGCGTGCCCCCGGCCGCGGTGACCACCACGTTATGGGCTGCCCCGGCGGCGGCGATGATGCCCCACACCTGCAGGAACCCGGCCGTGATGCCGCCGGAGTGGACGGCGCTGCCGAGCGCCGTCATCGCCACGCTGTTGTACGTCGCCGTCATGGAGAACCCGGCGTCGGAGCCGGCGTCCAGCGCGCACCCGGCAATCAGGACGGTGCTGGACCCGGTGATCGTGTGCGCCCACGTCACCGTCGTGGCGCTGGTGCTGCTGCCGCCGGATGAGGACGGGCCTACCGCGTCAAACCCGACGGCCACGGCGGCACCTCACGGGACGGTCCAGGTGGCGTACGGCGGGGTGGCGAGCACCAGCACCCAGTCGTGGGTGCCGCCGGAGTTGGCGGCCGCATTGCTGAACGTCGACGCGATCGTCGCCACCGACGTCGCCCCGGTGAACGGGTCCATCCACTTCGCGCCGAACCCGGCCAGCATCGCCCCGCCGTTCACCGTGATCGTCACGTTCGACGGGATGTAGATCACGGCCAGGGTCTTATCCGCCGTGACCGACGCGGACACGTACGTGTTGCCGCTGGTGTACTGCCCGCCGCCGCCGCCGGACGTGAACTCCGCGGCGTGCGTGCCGCGCCCGGCGGTGACCAGCGCGCTGGTGGTGTCCGGGACCAGCTTGTGCCAGTTGTTCAGCCCGGCGAACGCGTTGAACACGGCGCCGCACAGGGTGTTGTCAACGAAGTTGGTCGTCAGCGCCGCCAGCGCGGTCGCCGGCCACGACCAGATCGCCTCCCGCCCGTAGATGACCCCCCGCGCCCCCGACGACAGGTACCACCACAGCAGGTTCCGGTGCAGGTCCGGCGCCGAGTCGGTGTCATAGATCCCGTCGCCGTGGATCACCGGGATCGGGGTCGACTCCAGCCAGCCATCCTCGATAGCGAGATATCCCACGTTGTAGCTGTAGCCGAAGTTGAAATCCACATTCGCGCCGTTGGTGGGCAGCGCGGCGTGGCTGTGCATGTCCGTGCGGCTGGTGGACTCCGAGTAGTTCTCCTGCGAGAACAGGTGCGTGTCGCCGGTCGCCTTGATCGCCGCGACCGCCGCGCCGTACAGGCTCTGCTTATCATCGAAATAGTCGTCGCCGATGAACCACGCCAGGTTCGGCGCGGTCTTGTACCGGTTGCCCAGCGCGGTGCCGAGGTTGGTGAAATCGGCGGCCACCTTCCCGTTCAGCGGCCCGCCGGCGTTCTCCACGGCATAGGACGGGATCAGGTTGAACAGCACCGTCATGCCCTGCGCCGCCGCCGACGCCATGATGTAGTCGACCCGCTGCCAGTACGTGTTATTCAGGCTGCCCGGGTCCCCGCCGGTAAACGGTGACACGCCGTCCCACGTGTTCCCGTTGACGTTGGTCGCGCCGACGCTGTAGTTGCTGGTGCTGACAGCCGCGATGTACAGGGCGTTGAACCCCTGCGCCGCGCGGGTCGCGCAGTAGGCGTCGATGTCGGACTGCCAGGTCACCGCCCCGCCAGCCGACCCCGCCATGACCGGCAGCGCCCAGATGGTGTCCCCGCGGAGCAGGTACGGGTTGCCGTTCTCATCCGTCAGGTAGGACCCGGTGCCGGACCCGGCCTTCCCGGTGAGGAACGGCATCGCAGGTCAGACGGTGACGTTGAACACGACGACGTTGGTCAGCGCCCCCACGGTCGCCCAAAGGATCGTGAAGGTCCCGGCAGTGACCCCCTGGGCGGCGCCGCCGAACGAGTTGTAGCACATGGCCTGCTTGGCGACCGTCCCGGCGGTGATCGTGGAATCGTAGACGAGGCAGCCGTAGGCGTTGGCGATGGTGACGTTCCCCGCCCCGGCGGTCGCCGCGGCCTGGAAGCAGACGGACGAGGAGCCGGTGTCGATGCTGAACGCCTTGGATGCCAGCGGCCGCCCGCCGCTGACCCAGTTGGTGGCGTCGGTGACCTCGTTGGCGGTGATCCACACGCCCGTGTTGAACCCGGTCGACCCGACCGCGGCGGTCTTGTCCGGGGTGGT